TTTGCGCAAGGCGTCCAAGTGCATGTCGCTAATGGAAATCGTCACGTTCGTCTGAGGCCGGTTCCCGTACCTCTCCTGATTGTAAGATCCAGCCATGAATTTTCGCCATTGCACCTTCTCACGCGTGGCGGCAATTTCACTGGTTGTGCTTCCGCCGTCTAGCCGGTCAACCATGCCCAAGCCCTCCTCAACCAACGCGTCAGCCGCGTCAGCCCTAGCCTTGCCTAAGACGCTGGCATACTCCGGGATAGAATTAATCGAAGTGCTGAAGTATTGCCGGTTGCACTCGTAATCAGCGGCAAATTGCGTCATGGTCTTGCCCGAAGCAATCTCATTATACAAATAGTCAGCGCCGCCGCGCTTCTGTATGTCGTCAAGTATGCGCTTGCGTAGCCTTCGGCCTGCCATTTATTAAAACTCCCATTTTTTATAATTTTACATTGTAAAGCATATATAAAGCAAGGGGTGCGGGGGTGGGGCTTCCGTGTGCGTAAGAATATACACACACACACCCGCGTAAAATTGTTGGCGGGGGGGGGTCTTTTTGTTTGACCGCCAGCAAAGATGTCATAATCGGTATTATGTTAAATTAATAATGCAATGAATACAGTAGCTTATCTTTTATGGGGTAGCATAACACCTCGCAACGCAAGATCTGACACATTGTTGACACAATTCAGACAAGGTATTGACACATTATGATGGCATCAGATACGCGGACACGCGCCAGCGTTGTTGTCGGTGTATGCCGTACAGCGCTTAGCCCTCACGCTGACGTATAGCTATGCTCAGTGCATGGTTCTCTCTGGCATGATGTCATCATCAGCTAAACCTATTAGGCACTCAGCGAGGCTCTGCATGACTGAGTTAACGCTTGCCCCATCCTTTATGCGGTCCTCAACGTAATATGTCATCTCCATTAGCTCCTCGTCGCTCTCGTCGTCATCGTAGCATAACAGCTCAAGCCTAAGATCAATCTTATAAGACATAGCGCCCTTCTCGGTTAAAAGAACCCCCCATCGCCAGTGCGTAACCTAAGCGACAAGGGGCAGTTGTGCAGGCCGAAACTATGCTTAGAACAGGAAGGCATAGCCGGGAGAAAGCCCACACTACAATGTAATCTCACAGTGCCTCTAGAGGCAACCCCGCTATTGATCCCCGCTAGAGGCCATCTCACCGGCCAGCGCGGCGTAGCCACAAATATCTACAAAGTTATCTATGTGCGGGATTGTTGACCCGCCCTTGCTACGGCTAACCTTCATCAGCACGAGCATTGCCGCCACGTCAACTGGGCTAATCTCTAAGTTCAGATACGTTGACCAGAACGCGGCTATGCGACCGTGAGACGTCGCGCTGTCTCCGTATGTGTCATGCCTATCTTTGCTAATTAAATCGCCGGCTGTCTGTAATATTTCGTCACGTTTCATTTGCCTTCTCCTCATTCATTTCCAAATAATATTTCGTCGTCATAAATCTTGACGTTTACGATCTTAGCCGCTGGGAACTCATTTGTCACAGCCGCCATCATCTCGTCTGTTTGTGCGCTTAGGACCGCGCAAACGTCAGACAATTGGTAGACTGTCCAAGACGGCCGGGCTTTCCTTATGGCCGATACGTCTCCGTCGGCTAGGAAGCAATATATCTTGTCCTTCCACTCGACGATATGGCCATCAATCTGTGGCGGCTTGAAGCCGTCATCTCTGGCCTTCTGGTTCATCATCTTCAAAGCCTTGATAAGAGACGTCGCCAGATCCGCGCAGAGCGTAAAATCATCTGCCATCATCGCCACATCTAGCTCGGACTTCAATTCACGAAATCTAAGCGCGTAAGACGGCGGCACGCAATCAACCAACGTATCGGCCCACACCGCCGCAGCCCGAGCCGCAGCCACGCTAAACGGAGTTACCGCCGCAGCTACCTTGTAGTGGATCGGGTTTGGATAATCTGTATGCTTGCTTTCAAACTTTCCACGATTAGCCATTGCGGCTTTCGCAGCCGCCGACTTTGTATTCTTTTTCATAATATGATTTTCCCAAGAGCTACATATACAGATGCCTTATAGGCAATCTGTATAATATGTAGGTTAGCGCCAAATGTACATTTCAACCTACATATTTTACATAAATTACATATTTGACTACTAAAACTGTTTACAAACAACAACATAGTTTTCTGTAGCAATATGTAGGTCAACTCATCCGCCCCTCTTTGGCACTGACCCATATTTTGCCCTCATTTTGCACCATATATCCGTTAGCTATGAGCGCTTTTACAGCCGTGGTGTAGGCGCTTGATGGGTTTGTTGACGTCATCTTGCCCATAGTAAATGTGCGCAATTCTGCCTCATCTATGCACCAATATCGCCCACTTTCTGGCCATCCCGGGCCGGTTGGGTTTTCATTGCCGACGCCTTCTCCCCGCAATTGCTTAAACGCCGAAGACACGATCTTCTGATTTGTACCGCTGGGCCGCTTCTGTTGCATGTCGGCAACGTCGTCTGGATCGGCCTCTTGAATGGTACAAGTCGTCACCGGGTCGCCGTCCTCGTCCTTGCCTAGCTCATGCACCTTCAGCGAGAACACAAACGGCTCCTTTGGCTCAAGGTCACGCTGCTTAGTCGCGGTGGCCGTCCTCATATTACCTTCCAGCACCAGCTCAATCTCTGTATCAGTGGCTGCTCTAAGCGAACTGTGGCCCCGCGCACCTTTGGCGGCGTCCTTGCCGTTATGGTGGACTGTACCCATATGTGCGCCAGTCACGTCACGCAGAACGTCTAGGTTTGAGATAAAAGAAGTCATATCTGTCGGCCCGTTTTCGTCACCACCAGCCATTGCCCTTGACAGCGTATCAACAAATATTGCGGCCAGCGGCTCGCCCACATCTTGCTCAATGCTTTTGCACAGCTCAATTAGTCCAGCTAAGTCGGCCTCTGGTCGCAATAGATCAACTGGCGACGGCCTAACCGCCAGCGGTGCGTCCATGATGCCGTACTGCTTGCGTAGTGCCACGCATCTTGATTGAAACGCATTTCCGCCCTCTGTCGCCAAGTACAGCACTGGACCGCCTTTAACCTTGTTTCCCTGCCAATCTATCCCAGCGGAAATGCAGAGCGCCATGTCAAGTGCGAAGAATGACTTGCCGACATTAGACGGGCCATAGATTACCGACATCTGGCCCCGGCCAAGCCAGCCCTTGATTAAGTACGAAGATGTCAGCACAGGCTTCGCATCCTTTAGCCAGAATATCGGCCTTTGTTCTGCGTTAGGTATGATGATAGTTGACTTGGGCTTTTCTGGCTCTGGGATGGCATTGAAGTCTTCGTATGGGTCAGCAGCGGCCTGCACTATTAACTCTCGAACCTCTGTCGGTGTCGGCCGCAATTCGGCTGCATATGTCCTGACGGCCACCCGCATGTCGTTGCCATGTTCAAAGTAGCAATACAAGTCGAACGCGTCACCCCAACAAAATTCAGCGCTGGTTTGGCCTAATTCTGCCGCCATGTCTGAACCTGACAGGCTAACCCAATGCGTGCCAAAATCTTTAGTTGCGTGAGATCCAGATGTCTGCATCGGAGATCGGTAGCTGTCGGATCTACCTTGCTTCTCGTAACCGTGCTGGATCAGCATGTCCGCAATTGTATGGCTACGGTTGAACTCGGAAACTGGGTCAACTTCACCAAATTTTTCTTGATTTTGCGCACGATTTTGCGCACGAATTGCACGCTCGGCCGCTGCCTTCTGCTCTGCTATCTCGGCGTTCTTCCGCCTAAAAATCAAGTTTGCCCAGATTGTGCTTTCCTTTGGCACAAGTAGGCCATCGCCCCTATGGCGCACGCCGTGATAAAATAGTGGATTACCGGCGGCGTCGCGTTTTGCTGGCGGCACGTTGGGTGCGTAGATTGGCTGACCCGTGCGAGACAACGCTAAATCGCAAGTTATACCCTCGGCCCGCATTAGATCGAACAGGGACAACTGAGCATCTACGTAATCCGCGCCGCTGATTGGCTCTGACATTGGGATTAGAACGCGCCACTTTCGGTTGCTTTCACTTGCGCTTGACGATGAATAAATTAAACATGACGTATTCATCGTGACCCGCTCAACGGCTGATTTTAATTCTGTGAGGGATGGGTCGCCCTCATCCACGTCAATGGCTAGGAGCCAATACTCGCCGTTGTCCCTCTGGGCTGCGTGGCTGCGTGCGTCGTGCTGGCGATACGTTGATGGAATAATAAATGAAGCGCTGGTCTTTTCAGTATTCTGCGGCTCATCAACTAATTTTGCAATATCGCTTAAATTAATGCCTTCATATTCTGAGCTTTCGTCCTTAATCCGGGTGTCTAGCGCACCGCGCGCCAAAAGGAGCATTTGCTTGCCAATTTCGCTTTTCTTTGTTAGTCTGTGCATGTTCGGACCCTTCTCCATTCAGTCGGTCTGTTTTCCTAGTGGAACCCCAGTAGTGTCATTTACTACTGGGGTTTTCTTTATTTAAAACGGTATTTCGTCATCATCCAATGCCGCCGCCGGTGCTGCCTTCGTTGGCGACGATACTGGGCCAAAGTCATCCAGAGACGCATCAGCACCGCCAGACATGGTTGTACCGACTTCCTCAAAGTCATCCAAGCCTGCGGAGCCACCATATACTGCGTGCGTAACTTGCACTGTGTCTATAAGTAAGGATATGCCGCCGTTTCCGTCTGGATCAGTAACCGGGTATGCCGTGACCTTGATGCTCCCCTTTGAGCCACCCCAGATAGCCAAATCAGCCATTGGCTGCTTCATGCCATCAATCACACGAGGTTTCTCGCTAAGCGTGCCTTGGCTGTTAGTGCCATTTCTTTTAGCTCGGAACTCAACATTACCGTTTTCCAGCTTTTTCATGCCAAAGACTTTTGTGAAGGGTTCCTTACGATTGCAGCTTTCGTAATGCGTTTTCAATTCTGCATGTAATTTTGCCGCTTCGGCCTTCGGCATTTCCCACGAAATCGAATATGCCGCATTGGACGCCGTTGGGGCAACCGCCTCAGACCGCTTTTCTGCGGTGTTGTAGCGATAAGTTTCATTGAGGCGAGGATATTTAAATTCCACATTTCGGATCATCGTCGGTTTAAAGTCAGTGTTAGCCATCTTCATAGTCTCCTAGTTTTAAAATTCGGCTGCGTCTAATTGCAACCATCTGGGCAGAACAACCACATTAGTTTGATCTGACCAACCAGTATCCCATCTCTGGGCCTCGTTGGCTTTGGCAATCTTTTCGAGGGTCAGGTGCATTTGGTGCTTCCCCCACGCAAGATATTCTGGTGATAGAGTGTTCGTCGATACAGCATAAGGCGCCGATTTTTCAACATTAACGAAAACGAATTGATCAACCTTATGGCCTGCCTGCTGGAGGCAATACAAATAAAACGCCGCTTGAATTGCGTAATTATAAGAAACCATATCCTTTGATACGCCGCGCGGGCTTGCGTCTTGACACGTCTTGAGATCATAGACCACGCCCTTTGCATCCCAAAAACTATCTGGTCGGCACTTGATATTTATCCCAGTTGCAGGGGCCGTGGCAAAAAAGCTGGCTTCATTTATCGTTGTGTCGCCTGCCATTCTTTGGCCCGCTGGGTGGAATAGAACGCTGTCGGCCACATTCCGGGCGAGGTCATAGTCAGTGGCCGTAAGTAACGTGCCGCCGTTTGCCTGCGCCTCTTCGTATAATTCTGTCCAAGCCTTGCCGCGTCGAGTTTCTGGCCCGCGCACCATGCCCTTGCCATCTTCAAGCACCATTGCGTGGACGCAAGTGCCAATGTCGAACACTGTGCTGGACCTATAAACTTTAGATTTCCAGTGCGCCAGCGATTTGCTGTGGACCATCTTCACGTCGCTTGAACTAACCGCGTCTTCGTCGTGGTACTGAGCGTTGGTCATTTTATCTGCGGTTATCATCATTCTACCACCTCAACATCTTTTTCATCTTTAATGCTATTTATCATGTCAATTATTTCGTGTTGGGTTGCTTTTGTCCCAAAGCCTTGTGCAAACGCCTTCATTGTGTGCGGCCAGAAATTTACCTCAAAACCGTTTATGACTGCTTGCACATGCCAAGGTGCTTTTTCGTGGTTAGCAAAATAAAGATTAGAGCGAATTTTCGTCGCATTGATAATAGTCTCAAAATGTAAAAGATTTTCATAATGCTCTGGACATTCATTAAAGGCGTTTTGGTATGTGTAAAGCTGCATCACATTTTCTCCCTAGCAATAAAACAGAAAGTCTCAAAGTCTGTTTCGATTAAACCTTGCCCGCCGTCCATTACGGCTGACAGTGGGATCACACAGCGGTTTTGCTTGCGATCATATTTGTAGATCAGGCAAGGTATTTTGCCCTCGCGTTTCGCTGCAACTTCAACCTGAGACCACCATGCAGGCGCCCCGCCGATTGGCCCATCCTTGTACCGCTTCAACTCAAGCGTAAACGGAAAGTCTGGATCGTCGGCGATCAGGTCGGCATGAGCGCCAGCCCGGTATTGCTCAAGGTCTCTCTTAAAGCCTATGCCAAGCTCATCGCGTAGCATATTGGCGATTTCGCGCTCATAGCTTGCGCCCTTGTTGCGACCGTTGACCATCAGTCTGGCTGCGGCTGCATAACTTCGACGCCCAACTCAGCAGCTTTAGCCACCGCAGACGAGCGCACAAAAGCTGCAAATGACAACCCGGTCTTTCGAGACGCCAGCGCCAGCGCCTCCTGCTGTGCCTTGGTAAATCCTATGGTTTGTTTGTGATCCATGTCACCCTCCTTTTGATACTCAACTTTCTTAGCCTGTAATTAATACTGGCACAACCCCAATTAAGTGCTTGCACATACCTTTTTGGTATGTCATACGATAATAGTAAATAGGAAACAGGGAATTTTAGAAATGACACTTACAGAGAATCAAATATTAGACATTGTTAAAAACAAAAAAATTAGCAAATGCAGTAAAGAGCATAAAGCTCAAGTAATGGCGTTTATGTTTGGCGACGAATATATGGCCTCTAGCGATAAAGGCGCAAAGCGCAAATATAAGGAATAATAACAATGAAACATAAGTTTCAAATCACAGGTGAAATTGTATTTTTAATAGCATTGTTTGCTGTGCCATTGTTGGCGAAGGGGGCAATGTAAAATGGCAAAGTGGAAGGAAATCCCGTTGGGAAAATTAAAAGATTATTTCGTTACTGACGAACCAAAGTTAGGCGACTGCCCCGAATGCCAAGGCGAAGGCAAATTAGAAGTGACTGTGGAGGCCGATTTGTTTCGAGACGAAGATTGCGATATGTGCGGCGGCTCTGGCAAAATTGAGGTAGAAGACGAATGAAAGTCGCCGTTTGGTTTTCATGTGGGGCGGCTAGTGCGGCGGCGCTAAAACTCACTGTTGATAAGTACGGCGCAAACAATGTTTACGCCGTCAACAACCCCGTGGCTGAAGAGCATCACGACAACAAGCGCTTTGCTGAAGATGTAGCGAATTGGGTTGGCATTGATATTCAGTATGCGGTCAACTCAAAGTACCCTCTTGCCTCAGTGGTTGACGTATTTGACCGTCGGAAGGGCATGGCGTTCCCTCACGGCGCACCATGCACGGTTGAGCTGAAGAAACGCGCTCGTCAAGAGTGGGAGAAAAGCAATCCTGTTGATTGGCATGTGCTTGGGTTTACGGTTGATGAGCGCAACAGGCATGACCGCTTTGTAATGACTGAAAGAGATAATGTGCTGCCCATATTGATTGATGCCAACATGACTAAAAATGATTGCGCCGACATGATTCGCGCCGCTGGCGTAAAACTTCCAGAGATTTATGGGCTGGGCTTTCCTAACGCCAACTGCATTGGCTGTGTCAAAGCCACCAGCCCAACGTATTGGAACTTGGTCCGCCAAGAATTTCCCGAAGTGTTTGACCAACGCGCAGAGCAATCTCGCAGGCTTGGTGCAAAGCTAGTTAGGGTAAAAAACGAACGCATATTTCTTGATGAACTTGACCCAAAGGTGAAGGGTCGCCCACTTAAAACCATGCCCGATTGCGGGCTATTTTGCGAGGAAGACGAATGAAACTTGAAGGATTAGCTGGGCGCGTAGCAAAATGCGCTGAAATGAAAATGTCGCAATCCGATATTGCGGAATTACTTAGCGTGGCCCCGTCAACGGTCCACAGAATTACAGACCAACTTGGAATTAAACTTGAAAGAAAGGCGCGTGAGCATGGACCAAATTCTAATTATTATAGGCAGGCTAGAGAGAGTGAACTCAATAATGCTGAGCGAACCGAAGACGCGGATGAGGCCAAATCTGGAGCAGAGATTGCAGGAACAGAGCGGGCTTCTGGAGAGGCTGAGATCGTCGCTAGAAGGTCTCCCGAAGCAAGATTAAATGAAAAACTAAAGGGCGTTGAGAGCAAGTCGAAGCGTTACGAAATAACCTATGGTCATTTTTTGGTTGAATTTGAAAAAATGCAGCACAAGCTGGGCAATCGCGGCCCCCTTCCATCAAAGCAAAAAAAGGAAAGCACCCTGCATAAAGGGGCTATTGAGATGGCCATCAGACGCAAGGAGAACGGAGTACATCAAGGCAAACGTCTTTTAGGGATGATGGCGGACGGACGCACTATCACGTCAGCAGAAGCGTCGGCGATGCTCGGAGATAGTGTCTCAAGAACCTCAAGTTATTTAAATGCAATGTTTGAGGCTGGCCATCTGTACCGGGCGCGCGATCTTGTGAAAATCCCAAGCCAAAAGAAGCGTCAATGGCGCTGGGTGTTCAGCGTAGAGCCTCTGGACATTGTCCACGATTGGAATTGATTATGACCTATTGGGCAGCACTGATACTGACCTACACAATCAACAGTGGCGTGGCGTCTTATGACGTTACGTCAACTGTCTACTTTAAAGACATGCAAACTTGCTCTGTGGCCATCGACGCAATCTACCCGGTGGTCTATGCGCAGTCACGCAATAGCGTAGCTCAATGCAAGCGCACTGGCTTGCCGTCCTCATCAATGAGGCCAAGATCAAGGGGCGACAAATGATAAAGAAATGCGAATGCAGAAGTTGTTGTAATTTCTTCACATTAGGGCGTAAAAAAAGATTTTGCTCTAAATTGTGCAACAAGCGTACACTTAATTTGGCTTGGGCCAATAACAATTTAGACAAGTCGCGCAAGTCTCAAAGAGATTACAAGCGCAACAGATACCTCCGCGACGAAGTTTATCGGGAGTTAAGGAAAAAACGTAACAATACTTTTTGGCATTCCGCCTCAAAAGAACAAAAAGATAGAATGCGGAATACTAGGAAGGAATATTTAAGGATGAAATTTCGAACTGATTTAAATCATAAAATCAGAAATGTAATTAGTTCGAGGATAAAGATGGCAATAAAATCAATTTCTGGGGAAAAAGCGCATAAAACAATAATTCTGTTAGGCTGCACAATTCCAGAGGCGCGGCGGCACCTTGAGGATCAATTTTCAAATGGGATGACTTGGGGCAATCACGGCCGATGGCACATAGATCACATAAAACCGTGCGCAGCATTTGATCTGAGAGATGAAAGTCAACAACTTGAGTGTTTCAATTATCAAAACTTACAGCCGCTATGGGCCAAAGAAAATCTGTCAAAAGGAGATAGGTTTTAACCGACCAACCGGATCAGTCAAATGAAGACAATGCCTCCTGCATGGTTGGCCCATCAAACATTTCAAATCTCAGGTTAATACTCAGCGGGCCTATAATTTCATTATCACCGCGACACCAGAAAATCTTTTCAATGTCCATCGCAACAAACGCGTAAATGTCAGACCTTTTTCTGACCTTTCCTTGCTTGGTGTAAAATCTATATCTATAAAATCTTCGCCTTGACGCGCACTTAACCTGTAATGTTAAAACCTTATTTGTACACGTTTGTATATACGCGTCGTGATCTTGAAACTGCGCAAGTGTGCAGAAGTTGCCGGCAAGACTTAACTTTGACAAAGCCAAGTATTCGCCGGCTCGACCGACGCTCGCGCTCGCCGTTTGGTCTTGCATTTAATCTTCTGAAAGCCAAGTATGA